CGTTCCTTTTCTACTTCTCTTAATTGTTCTTTTAATTCTTGACTATCCGGGTTTTCCCTTACAAGTTTTTTAAGTTCATAATATTGTTTAGTTAATTCTCTGTATTCATATGTGTCTATTCTAAGATTGATTTGATCTTTTAAATTATTTAAATCTTTAGCATCTACATATCTATCATCAATGAACCAAATACCTGTGATGAACGTGAGAATAAGTCCGGCACTAGCCAGTGTTTTTAATATTTTCATTATCTTTTTTTCTTCTTTTTCTTTCCGTGCGAGTCGTCTGGTAGAGAGTTCCATACCGCTTCATCAAGTTGTTTCTCCATTTGCGAAATCTTCTCTTTAACCAGGACCATATCTTGAGAGATGGAGAAGGTACGACTGAGAGTCCACCCGCCGAGTGCGAGAATACATACCAAGAGTGTCGAGATGATTTTGTCATTTATCATTGACAGCTTTCACATTCCCCTGTGTCATCAACCACACATACATCACTCTTATAACTAGTTTCATAAGTTGAGTCGTGGGCTCGTTCTTGTTTATTTATACAGTCACAACTTTTACATGCACAGGAGCCGTATTCATCTGCGTGTAAATCTCCGTCACAATGACAATTGTGAAAACATTTAGTGCATTTAGCCATTTATACTCCCCCTAAGGCTTGACGACAAATAGCACAAGATTTTTTATATCTTGAATGAGTGTAACATTTAATCGGGTCAGGTTCTATTTCATCGGGGTTTTTTTCTTTTTTACCCGACGGTAAACCACTTGCCAACCATCCCAAAGCTTTGGTGAAAGGCCAACAAACAACTTTTAAAATTTTTCTAATCATCTTTTTTCTCCTCAATTTTATAGAAGAACTTATCAGTGTCTTCCGTTTTCCATTTACCGGTATCTTCAACATTCCAATCAGAAGTTTGTACCTTCCAATCCCATGGAACTTCATCTTTAACAGTAAATGAAGGTATGTGCCATATAATTCGATTGTTGGGTTGAGCCGCATAATTGCCATTTTCTAATGCCAATACATGTGCACACTTGTGTTCGTGTGATATTTCAGAATGATCTGTATCTATTATATTACTCTCTGGATGGGCCCAGTCAACAGTAAAAAGATACTTTCCTTCGTGCCATTTCTTATCTTTACCCCAATATTTCCCTGCTTGACCGTCTAAGATGTCGAAAGAAGTAACAGTAGGATAGTAACTAAAACAATTCCACAACTGAAGTTCATCCAACCTACATTTAGGAACTTCCTCTGGTTTGAATCCTGGTTGAATAAAAGCACTGATAGGTAATCTATAAAAGACCGCCCCTTGTTCCATAATAGCATGAAACAAGATAGGGCGCCCCGTAATAGATGCGAGACCGAATATAATACAGTCTTCAACTTCTCCCTGATGATCTTTAAGATCATGAAGATATTCTCTCCTAATCTGTGCATAAGTCGCAGGTATATTTACATTGAGATAAGCCATTTAACATAATTTACTTAGTGGCTAAGTGATATATAACAATAATAGCAACTATAACTATAGCCGTAGCTTTTTTATTAGTTATAGCTAAAGTCCATAATCTTTTAGCGTATTGAACTATTTTTTCCATAGTTTCCTCCTTAATGTATGTCACCCCAGTTTTTACCGGACTCGTAGTCTACCTTGTTTGGTATCTCCAAGTCAACTGCAGATTCCATAATTTCAGTTATTTGTTTTGCTTGTTTATCATTTTCTACAGAAATATCTAGTTCATCATGTATTTGTATATGAGGAATAATCCCCTCTTTGTGTAGATCTAACATAGATTTTTTAGTCATATCTGCAGCAGACCCTTGAATTAATTTATTTAAAGCTTTGTATGTGTATGCTCTTCTTATACCGGGGCCATGTTCTTGAACTGCTTGTTCTAATGGTAATGCTTTATGCATACCAAAACTGTTTGGTTCCCATAAATGGAATCTACAAAGACGACCTAATAAAGTTCTTATTTGACCACGTTGCTGTGCTCTATTAGAAACTCCTCTCATAAGTTTTTTAACAAATGGAACCCTATTATGATAAATTGAAAAAAGTTCTTCGGCTTTTTCTTTTGAGACTCCAAGTTCTGCTTGAAGTTTTGCTTTGCCCATTCCATAAAATAAACCAAGATTAATTACTTTAGCTTGAGTTCTTGGAATGTCCGCCATCTTCGCAACAATAGTATGGAAGTCTGCGTCACCTTCTTGGTAGGCGTTCCTAACATTAGAGACGCTTGCGTCTTGATCAAGGGATGCATAGTGGACTACTAGTCTTGGTTCTTGTTGATTGTAGTCAAAGCATCCCCACTCGCAACCTGATTCTGGAAGAAAGAGAGACCGAATCAAAGGACCTAAGTCTTTGTTACGAGCAGGAATTTGTTGTAGGTTGGGGTTAGAATAACTAAATCTTCCTGTTACCGTGCCCCCATTATCAGATCTAATCTGATTAATATCCGCATGGATTCTACCTAAATGTTCATATCTAATAATTGTATCAATAAATGTAGTATGAGCCTTGTTAACTTCCCTCGCTTCTGCTATCATCTTAACTAAAGGATGTTCATGAGAGGAAAGGAAATTTTTTGTAAATGAAGGAGAGTTTGTCTTTTCAGTACGGTCAAAAGGCAGGTGAAGTTTTTCAAAAACTTTGGCAATCGATCTTGCTGCCCATATTTGAGTATCTATTCCTGTTTCTTTTTTTATTTTGTGGAGTAACATTTCTTCTTGTAATGTTAACTGTCGCTTTAATTCATGAGCTCTACTCACGTCAACTTTCACCCCAAGGAATCTCATATCAACCAGACAAGGAAAAAGATCCGTTTCTAATTCAAAAATAGACCCTAGATCCTGGTCGCTTAATTCTTTCTGCAAGACTTTCCATAAAGCTAAAGTTAATTCTGCATCACGTTCAGCATAGTTGCCTACATACATTGACGGCAACTTCCACATATCTGCTTTAGGATCGAGTCCCCATTCTTTTGCTATTTGATTTAATTCAGTTTCGTTTTTACCTTTACCAACATAGTCCCAACCCAAAGACCCGAGATCAAATCTAAATCTATTTTCATTTACAAGGGAAGCTGCAATTATGGTGTCATAAATATTTCCATTTATTTTTATTCCCATCGCCCTAATCCAACATACATCGTACATTGCATTGTGAAAAATTTTATCCGCAGGAGATTGACAAATGTCTGTAAACCATTGAATTACTTTACTTTTTTCAAGGTTGCCACCCCCCTCATGATCGAAAGGAAAGTATCCTGAGTAGCCATCGACAGCGACAGCTATTCCTACAACTTTACCCCTTCCAACTATAGAACCCGATCCTTTAGATCTTAAATCTGGGTCATGTGTTTCTAAATCTATTGCAATAGTATCGGCTTGTCTTAAGTCTGGAAATTCGTCGGGCTTAACCCATTCTGTCTGTGCTTCAAACATTTTTATTTATTCCTTTTTGTTGGTTGTTTATTTTAGATTCAAAGATTTGACTTTTTTCTGTTTCATCTCCATAATCTCTTTCAATTATCATTTCTATAAAATGAATTGCTTTTTCTAAATCTTGTCTTTTTCCTTTCAATCTGTGTCTCAAGATATATTTTATAATGCATCCTTCAGGATATAGCAACTCATTTTCAATTACAAATTTACTCGGTTGAATTTTAAATTGCTGATAGTGTGATCCGCCGATTTGTTTATCGTATGGGTTTTTCATAATATAAAACCTCTAGCTTTCGCAAATAGATAATCTTCCTCTCTGCTAGAAAGTCTCTTGTTCTTTTTTCCGGTATGGTTGCCGCTTCCTGTTTTATGTTCTAGATTGTCAGGTAAGTAATTACATTTATCATCTCCTTTATGAGATACTTGGTAATATTTTATAGGATCTGCATTCCAAACATAGGCGTTTGCTACAATAACATGTAGCATTTTAGGACAAGTTTGAGGATGATTTTTATCAACAAGACTTACCATCATATAATTAGTTGCGTCCGAAAAATAGATAGCAACCCTTTTAACTTTATTATGTCCACTACTAGACGTTATAAAAGGCCAAATAGGTTTTGTGTAGATAGAACCTTTGGGTGCTTGTTTATGAAAAAGATGCAAACCCCCATTTGGATATATAATATATTTATCCGGTACAATTTCTGGCATAAAGGTTTCTAATTTTTTAGGTACAAGAAGATGATTATCTAATGTCCTACTTATTACTGGTTGTTCAAATAAAGTTAATTGTTCATTTCTCATATTTTAAATTCCTTTGATTTGTTTTTACATTTTATTAAATATAAATTTTTCATTGTTCGTGTAATTCCTACATACCAAACTCTGAATTCTTCTTCTTCTTTCGCTTGTGATTTTTTTACACCTTTGATAGTATTCGTCGTTTGATTTAAAAATAAAACTACATTAGTTGCCTCTCCACCTTTAGCCCCGTGAATCGTTGAAACTTTTATTCTAGGTCCTTTAGAAAGATCTTCCTTATTAAGAAGCATGGCTCTCATATAATCTTTTTTAGTATTAGAAACTTTATTAAATACATCATACCAACTACCTCTAAAATCTACTTCCTTGTGATGCATATTCTCCATAACTCTTTGCTGTTGAATTTCAGGTATAGATTCACCGTTTTTTATTTTTTCCCAATTTAAAATATCTTCATGCAGACTTTTTCCTATACTATTCCCTTGTGCTGTATTAAAATAGAAGCCTTTTCTTTTTAAAAAAGGAGGAATTGCCTTCAGCAAAGATTTGGTTCTAGTTAAAATTAACCAATCCCCCTCGGTTAAATCAATGTCATTTAATTTATAATGTTGATAAATATTTCCTGGAATATCTTTAGGTAGATAATTTTTAGGTATTCTATTATGATAAATACGATTAATAACTTCTAAAGCTTTGGCCTGTATTAAACTAGGAACTCTTTTAGATTGGTCCAATAAAATTTCTCTGGATTCCCAGTTAATAAATGAATCTACATCTGCTCCGGCCCATCCAAAAATAGCTTGATCATCGTCTCCTGCAATCCATACATCACATTCTGTATCTTTTTCTATTTTTTTAATCATAGCCCATTGAATGAGGGATAAATCTTGTGCTTCATCAACAAAGATGACCTTAAATTTAGGGAGCTTTAATGGATCTTGGTCTAAAAATTTAGAAATCATATCGGTAAAATCAATCAATCCAAATGTTTTTTTATAATTATTTATTTCTTTTTCAATAGCAGTAAGTTTATCTCTTGTGATCCAGGTTAAATGTTCGTTTAAATCAAATTGTTCCTCTGCTGGAATTTGTTTTACCCTAGCTAAATTAATAAGACTTAAGTATTCGCTGCTTGAAGAAAAAATTCCATTAAAATTATTAGTTTCATGGGTTGCATATTTAATTTGAATGCCGCAGCTTTCTCCGATTGAAAGATAATTTTCCTCCTGCATTACATTCTCTTCTTTAAGTCCGAGATTATTAAAAGCTAATGAGTGTAATGTCTGAAAATATTTTATATCTTTTTTAGTAAGATTTTTATTTCTATCTAAAAATCTGTCTCGTGCTTCACCGGCTGCCTTACGAGTAAAAGCAAAGTATCCTATCTGATCTAGTGGAGTACCTTGTTGAACATATTTATGTACTTCATTTAAAAGTCTTCTTGTTTTTCCAGTTCCTGGAGGACCTATAACTTTGTATCTTGCCATTAATAATTATCTCCTTTCCTTTCTACCGGTTTGTATTCTATTTTATCCACATGTAATTGAGCCACTTTACACACTTTAAGGGTCTTGCCCTCTACATTGAATGAGAGATTGAAGATTACTTTACATTTATCCGTTAATTTTTGTGCAATTTTATCTTGTGGAATATTCCAACCATTACCTAGGTGGTCAATAAAAGAAGTAAATTTAAAATAATGAAACCCTTCCTCAGTAAAACATGATCCATTATGAATCTGTACTCTTTTTTGTGCTTGTGGACCGTGTATACAATATTGAAATAGTGCTTCTTCCAGTCTGTCTTCAGTTGAAGTTCCTTTAGGTGGAGTAATCTTTTGTCCATTCTTACGCCACTCATTTATTTTTGCTCTGAAGTCTTTTGGTTTAAGGGGTTCAAAATAAACACCTGTCTGTTCAAATACATACATTAATACCTCTGTCTGTCGAACCATTGATTTACTGTTGGGAATAATAACTTGAGTCTTGTCATCATTGGGCATAATGACATTAAATCTATATTCAGGTTCTGCATAAGCTATCATTTCAAAATCTTGAATCTCAGGGAACACAGAAATGCTATCTGACTTAACACCAAAAGGTCTTTTATAACAAAGACCTCGCATACATTTGTCTTTTATAGGGTCCTCATAACAAGTATGTCCTGCGGTTTCACCTTTCCAGGCTTTAATTTTTAAATCTAGTTTTGATCTATCCCAAGGGTCTGATAAATAATTATAGTTCGCTTTTGATACTTGATCCGGCCATTTGTCTTTATATTTCTTTTTAGCAAAGACCATATAATTATACATAAATCGATCTCTGCCATCATCTAGTTTAGATATAGAACAGCGTGCTAGACATGGAGGACCATCGTCAAATTCAGGATCGGTTCCTAGTAATATATTTCTGTGAGCTTCTTCTACATGTTTATCTAAAGTTTCTTTATCTACTTTAGATTCGTTAGCAAATTTTATAAATTGTTCTACTGATAGTTTAGAATTATTCTTATCTATAGCGTATCGATTGGATTGTCCGTTGTTATAGTAAGGTAGGTTAATGAAGTTTCCTGGTTTTATGTCGCCTTTGTCATCCTTCTGTAATTCTTTCTGTTTAGGAAAAACCTCAGTAGTTGGTTTTAATCCTAGAGGTAGTAGAAAGGCTTTTAATGCCTCTATTAAATCAATAGTTGGAATAGGTTCTTTTAAAAAAACATAACAATGTAAACCACCACTCTTAGATAATAT